TTTTAAAAGAATTTTCTAAAATACTATCTAAACTTTGTTTGTAATGTGAGAAACCTTTCATAATATATTTTATTAATAAATATATGGATTAATCTAATAAAGTATCCACCTCGTCATTGATTGACTTTATGTGGTCTTTATTTCTATTAAATAAATCTTCTAGTCCGTCTTTTGAGAGTCCTTTACCTTCTAGAATAAGTGGTAAATCTTTTTCTATATTAAACCCTTCAGCAGCTGGTACTGGTTCCGTAACATCTTCTCCAGCTCCTGGAGCTTCTGTTTCTGGACCACCCATATCAAAATCCGCAACATCTTCACTACCCATATCCATTCCTGGTTCTTCTGTTGTATCTTCAGTATCTTCTTTTGCTGGTGGTTCACCATATAATTTATCTAAGGTATTAAATAGCCCAGTCTTTTTTATTGTTTCTGGTGTTAATTCTAATTCTTTAGAAACAGCTTTCTCAAATCTTTGTTGTTGTAAATCTAATTTTATTTCTTCATCACTCCACCCAAGTATAAATTTCTTTGCCCATGTACTAGAGACTGGTGCTATACCATTTCCAGGGTCACTTACAGCATCTTTATATAATGTAACTTTGGTTTGAAATTGTTCTAATTTAAGTAATTCTGCTTGACTGGATGGATTGGTTAGTCCTAGTGAAAAGTTTTCTAGTTCGTCTTCGAACCCTAAAACATATAAATGAATAATAGCTATTTTATTTAGTTCTTGAATAATGGCCTTTTGTATTCTATTAATAGTTCTAGCAAATCTAATATCTAATAAAGCTAAATTTTTACCTTCACCCACTACCTCTTCAAAACCTAAAAAAGCTTTGGGTATTCTTAAAGAAGCTAATAACTTTTTTTGTATATATTCTATATCAGCAATTTCACTTAAATTTGTAGCTCCAGGAAGAGTGTCAATAGGACTGGCCGCAGCTGGGTCTCTTACTGGTATAAAATAGTCCTGGTCCACAGCCATTTGATTCATTCTTAAATCTACATTTCCGTTATTTGGGTCAACAACTGGGTCTCTTTTGAATTTATTTGCTACTTTTTGTATATAAGCTTCTACATCTTTGTCGTCCATATTACCCACAAATACTTTAAATACTCTTCTTTCTGGTGCTCTAGAAGTTCTATAAACTAACATAGCGTCTTCTGCTAATAATAATTGTTTCCAGATTCTTCTTGCTTTTTCTAACATCGATGTCCCGTAAGGTAATCTTCTGTCGTCACCTAATAACCTAAAATGAGCTAACTCCCATGAGTTAAATACAATGTCTTTGTCCTTCCATCTAAATTCTACTTTGTTAGACTTATCATTAGTTGGTGCGTTTTGTTGATTAACGTACACATCACCCTCTGTTCTTTCTATTTCTATATTTGGTAATTGATTACACCCTATAATACCTTTTTCTGGGTCAATTTTTAAATACACGAAATTATCACCATATTTACAAACATTTCTAATCCACATTGGTAGGTTAGTGTTTATATCAAGAATGTTATTAAAAAGGTCACCTAAAATAGATTTTATTCTACTTGATTCAGAAAAGATAGATAACATATATCCTTTTTCAGATGGAGTTGTAGATTCTTCCGAATAAATGTCTAATGCGGCAGAAATTTCCGGTGTAAATTCCATAGACTCATAATCATAATATGAAGCTAATCTGTTTGGTTCATAATAAATTGATTTTGTGTATAATTCATTATCTATTTTTTGCCACTGATTTGCTAAAAATAAACTTTGTTGTATTTGTAGTTTTTCTTTTTCAAAATCCTCCTTTGAGTCGGTTTTTAGTATTTCTCCCGACCCAACTTTAAACTGTTGGTACGTAGGTTCTGTTTTTGTTGGTCCTCCAGGACCAAATAACTTGGTTAGTCTTTGATATATTGTTAAATCTGCCATTCTGTTAATAATATTAATTTATTTATAAATAGTAAAATATTTACTATCTCCTTTTTCCAAATAACCAACTGTGGTCTTTATATGCCTGTCTAGTGTCATTTTCTAAATTTCCTGGTATACCCCACAATGGTGTATTTTGTTGTGGTGCTCTACCATCACTCGTAGATTTATTTATATTTGTGTCAGTAGTCCAACTTTCTAACATAGCTTTAGTCATACTATCAGCTTTATGTAATTGACTAAAAGAATTTTCACCCACATATAGAGCCATTGCTATAGCCATAATTAAATCATCATGTTTTCCTTTCATGTGATTGGGTTTACCATTTATGTAAACAAATGTATATAATTCGTTTAACAACCTTTTAGACCTAATTACAAATTTATGTCTAAGAGCCTCCTCGAATGAAGCCACTATTTGAGTTCTTTTATTATTAAAGGCTAGACCAGGTGTTTTGGTTCCTGAGTTAGGGTTGTATTTCCACTTATCTGCTGTGTTCATGCCTTCAACATATAAATCTTTGTAACCTAATTCTTGTAATTTTCTCGATGTAGCTACACCCATACCCCCTGTTATATCTGTCACCACATAGGCTTTATACATACTACCCCATTTATAAATTATATCGGCAGCTAAATCAGGTGGAATTTTACCAAGATATTCTGCTACTTGTTCTCTCTCATCAAAATCTATTATAACTATAGAAGTAAAATCTTCTGCATCACCCCGACTAACATCACAACCTAAAATATAACGATGACCTTCTATTGGTTTTTTCCAAATCCACATTTGATTGCCGACAAACATTTCTTCGGGGTCTCTAATGTCTTCTGTTTTTATTTTTTCTATAGTATCTACTGGTATCACATTATCTCCAGAACCTAAAAAAGCACTTTCTAATTCTTGTGACACTTTTCTTCTGTCATATTTTAACTTTTTTACCATACTTTCAAACCAGGAAGAACATGGTTTGTAACCCTTCTTTATTAAGGCATCAAATTTATTTAAATCTTTTTCATGTAAAAATTCTTTTTCATTATAATCTTCTCTGTTTAGTAAAAAATGTACGATATCTTTAGTTTTAACCCAAAAAATATCTTTTGTAAATCTAGGGTCATTTTCCCAGTGTAATTCAGAAATATGAAAACTATTTAATCCTTTAATAGATTGTTCATATATTTCATAATATATTTTATCGTAACCGTTAGGGGTTGATATGACGATTACTTTACCTCCTGTAGATAGTGAAGCCATACACGCAGCCCAAAAATCATCACCAGCTTCAATATATGCTGCTTCATCAAAAATAAGAGTAGTCGGAGTGTATCCTCTTAGTGCATCCACGGATGTAGCTACCGCTTTTACCTCACATCCATTATTTAATTTAAAATGTTTTTGGGAATCTTTTTCTTTAGAAAAACCAACATTAATCCAATCAGGCCATTGATTTAAAAAACCCCTAACTTTATTAGCAAATTCAGAAGCTGTGTCTAATTTATTTGCTATTATTAATATTTTTTCCGGTTTATTTTTAGACGCGAATTGTAGCTTTTTAGAAACCCAAGCTGCTGTAGCTGTAGATACACCCGCTTGTCTATATTTCTTAGTTATATTATCGTTGTAGGTATCAAAATTTTTTAACATCATTTCCTGTTCAGGAAATAAATCAAAAGGTACATATTTTGATTGGGTATTGTCGTAAGTTTCTAAATAACTTTTTATAGCATAATTAGTGTCCTGTAAACATCTAGCATATTCTTTTATTAACTCTTCTTTTGTCATATGCTATAAATATCAATAAAGTATTAAGGTATTTAAAGGTTGTATAAGAAATCTTTTTCTGCTTGAGTTAGTGAGTCCATTCCAGATTTATTAATTTTATCTAGAATTGTATCTACGTCTAGTTCTTCTTCACCAGTTGGTTCTGGTGTGGTGGTAATTTCTTCACCTGTCGCATCTTCGTAGTCTTCATCTTTTAATTGTTTTATTATTTCACTAATCATTTTTTGTACTTGGTCTTTACCTTTTTGGCTTCCAGATAAAATTTCTTTGGCTAAAGCTAGAAATTCTTCAGCTTCTAAACTTACAAACCTATAATAAAAGTAATTTTTAATTCTTTTTTGTTCTTCCATATCAAAAAAGTTATCTGGGTATACTTCTAAAAATTTTTCCCAAATTACTGGCCCTAATCTTAAATCCCATACTTCTGCTGGTAGTGTATCTTCCATACCTATCACCTCGTCAGCCATTTCTGGGTCGGAAGGTAAACCATGAGCTGATATATATTCCATAACTCCTTTATATAATTCGTGTACTAAAATAGGAAACATTAATCCCTTAGCCTTTATAGTTGGTGGGTCCGTTTCTAAATCTAATTCTTCTTTTCCAGCCATGGCAGACTCTGCTCCACCAGCACCAATCATACCTTCCATATCAGGTAAAATCCAATACATTAAATCATTTACAGACATTACTATAGAATATAAACCAACTAAATCTGGGTTAATTTCATTTAATTTTTCATTAACCAAATGAAACATATAGTGTGCTTTTTTTGCTGACCCTTGTATTAATGAATTTATAAATCTTCTTTTTTGTTTTTCTAAATCTAGTTTTTGTAGTCTTTTTGCTGCCTCATCCTCCATTTCAAAGTTAGGGAACTCAGGTTCTTTTTTCTTCTTTTTTTGAGGTTTGGTTTGCATACCAGAAATGTTTGGTTTTTCTAGTTTTGCGTCAAATTGTAAATCCCCTTCTGGTATACCCATTTCATCTACTACTAACTCTACAGCTAAATTTTCTAAGGTTTCCTTATTTTGAGATTCAATCTCCATGATTCTTCTCGCTGCTTGCATTAACATTGGTTGTAAAGACATAAAAGTTTGCGGGTCTATATTCTCAACCCCTGTAGCATCTTTTACTTTTTGTACAACATCTTTAAATCTTTGGGATGCTA